AAAGAACAGGATGTCCAAGCCCTCATGCTTGCAGTGATTAGCGACACTGAAGAAGAGGAGGCCCCAACCGACATGAAAAGAACTAGAAAAGCAACTGCGGAAGGATAATTTTATGATGCTTTCCTTCGGAGTCGCGAAGGAATTAGGCATGACAGTCCAACAGCTTTATCAAAACATCACTCTTCAAGAGTTGTTAGCGTGGTCTGCATATTTTTCAATCATCAATCAAGAGCAAGAGGAAGCTATGAAAAAGGCTAGACGACGCTAAAGTGTGGAAACAACCTAGTTGAGTTAGACCGTTGGCAATTTACGCAGCCGATATTCAGATCAATGTAAAAAATAAAGGCGAACTTCGTAATCTCGAAAGTCGTTTTAAAAAGCTCAATGCGATGTCATTGACGCTAAACAAGACTCTCAAGAATTTAGGAAAAAGAAACGCGATAAAAGTTGATACAAAAGGAGCAGAAAGCGCAATCAGCAGACTAGATAAGAAAATCCGAGCATTAAGTCGCAACGTATCCGTCGGAGCAAGAACTTCAGTAAGTGGTGGAGGAAGTAGAGGTTCAGGTAGTTCGGCTGTCAGTCCTTTATTAGCGATGGGTATGTCTAGTTCTCAGATGAGAGCTAATACCGACCAATTAAAAAAAGTAGAACAAATCTATGCTGAAATTACAAAGAAAACAGCTTCGTTATCAAGGGAGCAACAACGCCTAAATCAAGTAAATGAACTTGCTAATCGTGTTTCAGAAAAGGTAAACGTAACTAAAAACAAACTTATACTTAACGAAGAGAAACTAACTAAAGCTAAGAGACGACAAAAATTTGCTCAGAATATGAGCAAGAAAGAAAACCAAAATGCAAAACAATCAGTAGAGGCACTAACAAATTGGAATAGAAGGTATAACGAGCAACTAAAGCAACAAATAGGATTACTAGGAAAAGTAAAGAACGCACAGCAAAAACGCTCTGATCAGATAGCTGGTAAAGCTACTAACCCTGTGGGTAAGGGAGCGTTGGCAGGTGGGGGTACTGCCGCAGCATTATCAGGAATACCGGGTAGTCAAACATTAACGGGGGGTTTTATTGCCGGTAAATTAGCAACAGGTACGGTAAAAGGGGGTGTTTGGGGCGCAGTTGCAGCGGCAACGGCAACAGCAACAATTGAAGTTGGTAAATTTGTTCGTCAATCGACAATAGCTTCAGCGGAATTTTCCAAGATGAAGTTAGCTTTAACAGGTGTAGTTTCTAGTAATGAAGATTATGCAAAGTCCTTAAATGCAGTAGATGAAATATCAAAAAGCTTGCTAATTCCGCAAGCTAAAGTAATGAAAAGTTTCACACGATTACAAGCCGCAGCATCAGCCAGTGGGTTTGAGGTAGATGAAATGAAGAAAATGATGAAAGGCTTTAGTGCGGCTTTGGTTGCGACGGAAGGAGATACCCAAAATTTCAACGGAGTTATGCTTGCACTTTCACAGGTGCTAGGAAAGGGCAAGGCTGCTGCGGAAGAAATTCGTGGGCAAATCGGTGAGAGACTTAGCGTAGTAATTCCCGAATTAGCTGCATCTATGGGAGTAACAACTAAGGAGCTAGATAAGTTATTTGATCAAGGAAAAGTAACGGTACAAAATATAGTTGACTTAGGTGAACATTTAGAGAAAAAGTATTCAGAATCAGCTAAGAGAATCATAAAAAGTACAATGAATGCCGGTGAAAGATTGAAATTTACAATGTCAGAATTACAGTTAGCCATTGGACCGATGATGACAAATCTAGGTGCGGGTTTTCAGGACTTGGGTACAACTATAATAGAGGCAATACAACCAGCAATACTGAAGTTAGGAGAACTTCTAGGACTTACAAATGAAGCACAGGTTCAGAAATTAAAAGGTTTAAGAAATAAAGATATTAGATATGATGCTCAGCATAAAATAGATGACATATATGCAAAAACTTGGATACCTAAAGACAAGTTAGACAAGGCTGCGGGTATGAATAACCCCGGAAAAGGGATGGCCTTTCTTAAAAAATACAGACAAAGCAGAGGTCAAAAAGACTTAGGTGGAATTAATAGATTTGACTTAGTAAAGATAGAAGCAGACCTAAAGAGGAATGCTGGTATTCAAGAATTAGAGAATAGATTAGGCATTGTCTCTACATCAGGAACTAAAGGAAAAAGACAGGGAGGCGGCGATGATCAAGCCACACTGCAAAGACTTGCTAATGCAAAGAAATTTGTTGAGCAGTTAAAGATTGAAAAACAGTTTTTAGAAGATCGCTTCAATCTTGGCGAAGAGGACGCTGCTTTAAATAAGAAAATAGCGGAAGCCAAGCTTCAATTTGGTGCTGAAAATATCGACTTAATTGAGCAGGAAATTAGAGGTAACGAGAAACTAAGAAAGGAACTAGAGGGTCGAGTAAATCTCGAACAGGATTTAAAAGAGATACTAAAAGATCGCGCCCAAGCACTGAAGGATTTAGCAAATCCCATGAACCAGTTGAAGACAATAACTGAAGCCTTTGAAGATTCATTCTCGAATGCAATAAGAGAAGTTGTCAGAGGAACGAAGAGTATTGGTGATGCTGTTGCTTCAATGCTCAACCGTATAGCTGACGCAATGATTCAAAACGCGGCAGACATGGCAGCGGCAGCGGCTAGCAACGCGTTAATGAAATTCCTCGGCACTGCTTTAACTAATGCTTTTAACCCAACCACATCAAGCGGTACTCCGTTCAGCCTTTATAAAAAACAGGCTCCCGGTTTAGACGCTGTTGACTTTGATGCCACTCCTTTCGCTTCGGGAGGATATGTCAACCGTCCTACTAACGCGATTGTGGGAGAAGGTGGTGAAGGTGAATACATTATTCCTGAATCTAAGCTTGCCT